TGGCTAAATGTGGATGTGTTTAACCCTCGGCAATGGTGAGCCAACCAGCCGATGATTCATCGTTTATATGCTGAAAAGTTAACTCGATAAATGCACTTTTAAGCACAATATAAAAAGCCGCCCTTGAGCGGCAGTGTAATTACTTGACCTTCGCTGCTTCCTGTATAGCATCAGCTAAAGCTTCAATGTTATTTGCAACACCATTCAAAGAATCAGCAACACGTGTTGAGTTGGTATTTGCGGAAGAAGCTCCTAATGCTGCTTTAGCCAACTCTAATGCAGCATCTAAAGCAATTATTCTCTTCTTCTCTGCCGATGTAGCTCCGCCAGCCGACCTTAAGTAATTATCAAGCATAAACCCTCCTTATCAATGGAGGTCATAAACTAACCGCAACCTTAATACTATGAAAGAGAATTTTTCTAATTTCGTCGGACACCTAACAGTTTGGCTTACCAAGCCTGTAAATCTAATTCTGCGAAGATGCCAGTATAAAAATTAATTTCTCACTATTTTTCTAAGTTTTATAAATAATTAATTCTCTTTTACTCTATGCTTTGCCATTATTCTTTCGGCTTTTCTTTCCATACTCCTCAAAGTCTGATTGGCTCTAGACCTCCACATGGATTTAAGGCTTTTCTCTATTGTAACCCTTGGGTCCCAGTCATCGCGCTTTGGTATTTTAAATATCTTTCTTAATTCATCAGATATCTCAATTGAGTAAAGCCCAACTTTTGCATAAGACCTACGTCGCTCAGCATAGTAATGATGAACATCATCGTAATCATATGCAGGACTATTTGTGATCTCTCGCAATTTTTCTTTTGCTTTGTAGAGTTCAACACTAATGTTTTGAAGCTTATAAAGCATCAATGGATCAAGGTACTTATGCTCACCTTTAACTTCGGATAGATTAAACGTCGGAATGTCCACTTGAGGCTCGTATTCGTGTTCATTAGGTTCTGGATAGAATGGATCAAATCCCTGATCCCAAGAAACTTCACCGCATTTAGCGGTAAACTCATCTAACAGAAATATGAGCTGTACAATGATGTAGTTCCTTTCTGTCTTACGCTTCCTTATATCAAAGTAAATATCCTTACCTGTATTAACAATAAGAGGCACTGATAGGGCAGCAACTGCACCCAAAAAGGGGTAGAGTTTTGCGGGATCATTAACTAATTCTTCAAAAAAAGACATCATCTGTTCTCAAGGCGGCGGGGTGCTATGGAGAATAATGCTAACTTTTTATGAACTCAAGCAAATGAAAGGTTAGTGATCTGCACATTGCTCTCTTATGAATTGCTGCACTCCGCCTATTTTCTTTCCAGTTTTAGGATGGCAGCCCTGTCAATGTTGCACTGCCCCAGAGCACCATATAACTCTGCGTTGAGGCTTACGCTGTCACCGAACGTCATATCCTGTGATGGCGCTGGAACGTCAATCTGGCTGGTCAGTTCAGCCGGAAGGCTTAGCCGATGCTGTTGCACTGCCCGGTACTCCACCAGCGGCTTTTGCTGCGTCCCGCAGCCGGTCAGCAGCATCAGGGGGAATAGGAGCAACAGCACACTTGTCCGCCGCAAGGTAACGCTTAATTTCATTCTGTAGTTTCCGGTTCTGCTGGGCTGTTACGGCGCGCTGCTCTGTGACCTGACTCATCACTTCGTTTTGCTGTTTAACGGCTGTCACCAGCTCAGTGACACTTGATGCCAGACCATCGTTCTTAGAGCGCAGGTCGTTAATCTGCTCGTCTTTGCTGTTTGCCAGCTTCTCAAGCCTGTCGTTTGTCGCTTTCAGCTGTGAGTTACTGGCGTTAAGCCCCCACAGCGCCACGCAGATAAGACCGATGATGACCAGACCTGAATTGTTTCGGATAAAGCCGATTACGTTGAACATAGAATCCCCTTAGATTTTGATAAGCGGGATTTCCGGTCGTCCAGACCATTGGTGCCACCGTTAATGATTCTGGTGATGCGGATAACATCATCAGAGTCAGCCAGCTCGTTTAAGCCGTTATTCTTCCACCATGCCGCAGCAGACATCGCAGCAAAGCGATAGCCCAGCAATAAATCTGGATTCGCCACCACGTCAGCGCCAAGTTGTTTCACCAGTGCTGCATAGTTCGCCTTGCCGGTGACCTGAATCAGGCCCCGACCGCGATAGCGGTAACCATCACCTGAAGCAACATCACCATTCCCGTTACGGTTTGCGTAAATGATGCTGGCAATCATCTTCTGGTTAGCCACATGCATCGCATTACGACCATAGGCGCGGGCCTGCTCAGCGGTGATGCGCTTACCAAACATTGCGGTAAGCGCGTTCTCGCTGTAGTTCAGCCCCTCTTCCACCTTCAGGAACCCGGCTGACTCGTGCCCCGTCTGCGCCAGAAAGTGAGCCTGACGCAATGGCGTACTTATCTGGAAAGCAGAGAGGCTTGCCGCTATATGAGGAAACCATGCATCACGCAGCGCATTACTCACGCCGGTCGCAAGCTGAAAACTACTGGCTGTCAGCATTACTGTCTCCCAATCGCTTATCTATCTGGCGGCGTATCCTTGTTGATATGTAATCCACACCGAGGAAGCCAAGGAACACCGCAGCAACCCTCGTTATGTCCTCACTAAAGTGCCAGTTGAACGCCGAACCAATCACCTGCAGGCTTGGTTGCAGGAAGAAGGCGAAGACGCTGCACATCGCAGCATCAAGCAGGCGGCGTGACCATGCGTCTTTACCAACGTAAGTGGCTCTTAGAATCGCCATGACTCCGGCAAGACCCGCATAGCCGGTTTCGTTTTTGTGGGCATAAAGCCAGGCGATCAGGCTTGCCCAGAACCCAACGTCTTTATCCGGCATGCGTTTCATCCTCACCTCCGTTAATTGGCAGGTGCTGTCAGTAGTCATAAGAAAGATGCGCAACACCACGGTGTCAAAAGTGTGTGTGGAGACTGATTGGTGTGCGCAAAAACGAAAAAGGCCCACCGAAGTGAGCCTTTGAATTTATTATTTGATGCCTGTCAGGCAGCGACTAATTCAAGCCGCTTGCCCAGCGCTGAGAGCGCCTTCTGAACAGTATCTATTTTGGTCGAGTGGTGCAGATCGAAGATGCGCGTTACCTCCTGCTTTTTAACTCCCATGCGTGAAGCCAGCTCAACCTGAGTTAAGCCGGAAGCAAGGAAAGCATTAAGCAGTAGCACCTTCGCCGACACACTCGCCGGAACCTCTACGAAATCACCGGTTACCGGCCCAGGTGCCGGGACAGGCTGGTTATCTTCAAAGTAGAAATCAAATGAAGTAACCAGCGCATCCAGCCCCATCGCCAGCGCTTCCTCACGCGTATCGCCCTGAGTCAGCGCCTCCGGTATATCCGGGAACGAAACCACATATCCGCCGTCGCACGGCTCAAGATTAATCGGGTATCGCATATCGTCTTAGTGAAACTTCGCGAGAACCAGCCCCGGAGGGCTGGTTAGTTATTTCAGGCCTAACTGCTTCATTATCGCCTTTCGCAGTGGTTCTTTTAACTCAGCGCCGGGATGCCTCGGCATTACACTTCGCTTCCCGTTGTATCTCAGCTTCAGATGGTTAGTACCGTTTGAAACTTCGACTCCCTGAGATTCAAGCCACCGCCTGAACTCGCTCTGCTTCACTACTCCTCCTGTCTGTTGAACATGGGATTATAGTAAGCATTTATGCTTACCATGTCAACATTATTGTTTACTCAGGAGTGAGATAAATGCTCTTTTGATAAAAGGACCCTGACGCGAAAGCGGTAACTGCCTTGCCCGTCGGCAACAGGGTTAATTCTTTTTATCTTTCAGGATATTTAAAATAAAAACGCCTCAAGGCTGGTGAGGCCCGAGGCGCTTTGACATCCACATTTGGAACTGACTTTTAGCAGATAAGCTGCACTGCTTGTAATCGACCTTATCAGATTACTAAGGAAAATGCGGACCGCGTGAGAGGTTTTTTCAATATTTTTTTCGGTGTCAGTTCGGCATCCATGTCCAGCCGAACATCAAGCATCGCCAGACAGCCCTCAATAAAGCCTTCAGCCATCTGTATTTCAATTCTCACTATCTTCTCATCCCGCCTGGCCTGCTTTGCCAGGGTGCGTTTTGAGATATTGAAAAAGTAATGCAACACAATGATTGCGTGCTCATCCGGGCGCTTTTCTTTAAGTCGAGCCAGACAGCCCTCAATGATTAATCCGTCATTATCGCTGCAGGTGAGCGTTAATTTCGAATCCTGCGACAGCAGACCTTTAAAGCCTGCCGCAATTGATGAGTAATCCACGCCGCTGCTGTCCGATTTTGCCCAGCCAGCCCAGCGCTCCAATACCTGTGACATGTCACGCATATTTAATCCTCTCCACACACTTTATTTTTTATCTGTCCCGATAACGCCGACTGCAATCGCGAAATCCAGGAACCTGAATAGCAGTTCAACCTGACTGCCGTAATTCGACTCAAAAAGTTTTGGGTCGCGGTGTAACTCGTCGTGATGCGCCCTGCAAAGCGGTATCACGAATAAATCATGGGCCTTTGTTCCCATTCCTCCCTGTCCATGTCCGATGATGTGATGAGGATCGTCCGCCTGACTGCCGCAACATGCGCAGCTTTGCGACTTAACCCACCGTGTGTATTTCTCACTCTCCCAGCGCTTACGCTTGGGCCGCTTCATGAATGATTCTGGTGATTCCGGGTCAGTACGTAAGCTAATTATCTTTTTGACGACCTGAGCAGCATCCTGAATAACTTCGCGTGCCGGACGCATCGGAACAATCCGCGACTCTTTGAGTTCGCCAGCCTGTATGGCTTCCTTTGGCATGCGCAGTACGCGCCGCGCTGGTGCCTCCGGTATCAAATCAATCAGGTCATTCAGTGAGGCCCACCAGCATAATTCAGGTAGTGTCATCTGGTGATCGCCGCTTAGCGCCATCTGGCTGCATGCAGCTTTGATTATCCAGAGTGCGGTATTGCCTTTGGCGATATTCTCCAGGCTACCAGGTACGCCATTTTCCCTGAACTCATTATCGTGGCTGTAGCAAAGAGACACCAGGCCGTTTTCGATTTCTGACACTGTGAATTCATGGTGATGCCATGTTTCGGGCTTTTCCCACTGACAGCAGCCAAATGACTGGACGAAGGATGCCAGCGCATTAGAACCACCAGCAGCCGCTATCACACGTTCGTGACTGAAGAATGGAATCAGTGAGGGTTCATCAAGTAGTGGCTGGGTGCCGTCATTCAGCCGCCCTGACGGCAGGTCTGCCATATCCATTGTCGGTGTGCTGACCACAACGCGAGATTTGAAGAGCTTCAGCAGCTCCGGCCCCGGCCTGAAAAGTACAATCCCTGTGCGTGGCGCTATTTCTGGTGTAAGCAATGCTCTCACTCAGCACCGCCTGCAGCTTTATGCGCTGTCCATAGCCCGCCAATCCACTGGACGCCCTTCGCGGTAAAGCGGGACTGACTGAACGCATAGTTAGAGTCGGTAGTGGTGCCGGTTCTCACTTCAAATCGACCAGCCTCAATATGTTGGCTGTAGGGTGTCAGGACGCCATTGAGGCGGTACATAACCCGGCTTTCAATCAGGAACAAGCGTAATTCCGGCTCTTTGGCCTCAAGAAGTTTTGCCACCTGGCGGAATGTCATTGAGCCGGTGGCCGTGACGTAACGATCCATGAAGGCAACCTTTGGTGCAGCAATGGCAAGCTGATTGGTAAGCTGAAGCTTTTCCTCAGCAAGGTCAGCGGCCAGGCGCAAAGCTTCTGGCAGAGTTTGAGGCAAGCGAGGAGACAGGCTTTCCTCTAACTCATGCAATCGCTTAATTACTTTCATGCGGAGGATGGCACTGTAACCGGTGATGAGGCATTCGGTGTGCTCACGGTCGAGATGATACTCACTCTGCTGGCGGTTCATGCTGTCAAAATAGATGTGAGCAAATTTGCTCGCATCTTCCTGAAGCTGAAGCAGCATGACTTCAATGTCCCGCTTAACATCTGGATGACGCTTCGCTGTGAGATCAGCAATTTCACGGCTGGTCATGATTGGGGCATGAATGGCACTGCCGGCAGACGTAACGACGCCCGCTGATTGATTTAGCATTCTGTCTTCTCCACACACTGTTTTTAACCGGCCCCGCCCCATCATCTGCAAATGAACGGGACCAACCTTTGTACCAACGACTGCAATTCGCGAGTACATCACATACTATAACCAAATTAACTGTTCATGTAACCAGTGCTTTTTATCACAAAAACGATTCTTTTTTTAATCCATTGACGTTACTTAGTAAGATCGCATCTTTTCTTGCTAAGACTATTCTTAGGATTTTTTTTTGGTTATTATCAAGAAAATTTACTGGAGAAAAATTAATGGCCGATTCTAAACTCACAGAAAAAGCTAATGAAATTGCTGGAAAAGTTTTCGATGAAGCCGCAAAAAATGGCAAACCTCTGAGCACAGCCTTGGCGAGTAGATTTGGCAGTCCATTTTTCTATAGCTTTCTAATTTCATGGGGGATAATGAATTGGGAACGAGTGATTATTCTTGGATTTGGAAGAGGTGATATAGATGATAGAATACAAAAAATTAAAAATCTATCTTCATCATTTCTTGGCGTTGATCATGCTTTGACATACTACCTGCCATTTTTAACAACTATTTTGGTTGTTTTTCTAAATCCTTACCTAAGTAATTTAATTGATAAATCCCATAAAAAAGCGCACCGCACAAAATATGTACACTCTGCTGAGCTTGAGGCTGACAAGTATCAAGCCCAAGTAAAGGCAATTAATGCTAAACTTGTCTATGAAACAGCCGAAACAACGATGAAGCTCGAAATAGAGGCCAACCAAGCAAAGTTTATTAGTGAAACAGAAATAGCTAATCTTAACTTAGAACAGGCACAAAAAAATCTCATTGATTTAAATGCAAAAATAGAATTCGAAGGTGACTCACTTGATAAATTAAATAAAAAATATCAGAACGAGTTTGATCAACTGCAAAAGATAATTGCAAGATCAGATGAGGTTGAGAAAGCTATCAATGAAAATATTGATAAGAGTAACTATCTTGAAAAAGAGATCGAAAACAAAAAAAACACACTTAAGAATCTTCAGGCTGACATTCTTAGATCTGAAGCGTTAAAGAAAGATCTTAGTAACAACTTTTCTTTTAGCATAGTTGGGGACTCAGCTAAAGCAAGTGATGACATACTAAAAACATTCAACCCTTCAACTAATATTTTTAATCTCAATAAAAGCCCTGAATTTAAGTGGATTTCAGGTGATGCAACCTCTAATGAAAGCTCACCTGTAAATAAATGGCTTTTTCGTAATAGTACGGAAAAAGGAACATCAGACATCATACCTGCGAGTAATTTGATATTCGCTAAAAGCACTGGCGAAAAGGATAAGAATTAAACAAGCATTCTAATGGCTGCTATGCTTAATAGTAGCCATTAAATATATTTTTTTTATTTTTCTAAATAATATCTAATTTTTTATGCCGTTTGATCAATTGTTCTGCTTTAGAAATAGTTTCTGCTGGCACAATCACACAAGTAGGATTCGCAACCGAGTCCGCCGCCCAAGTATGCGCCCACTTAGATTCACTGTAGGTGTACTCAGCTTTCATATTGAACGCGGCAATAACGCACGCCCACACTTCAACACCGCTCTGCTCAAGAATTTCGTGCTTCAGCAGTGGCAGGTCATCACCATCGCCGTTCTCTGCCTTAACCGGTGCCGGTTGTTCACCAGCTGATTGGGTGATGCCGTAATGCTCTTTGGCGATCAGCACAATATCCATCAGCTCAGCTGCCAGCAGGTCAGTTTCAAACGTCAGCGTAACGTGAGAGCCCTCCTCGCCCTGCTCGGTTTGGCAATGCTTAGCAATCAGCTCTACCAGCTTTCGTGCCTGAGCGGCGCTGAATTGCGGCATAGCATCAGTTTTGGTCAGCTTCTTCTTGCCTGCTGCCTTCGCCTTCTGCATCTGCTCCTGCGCTACCGATGATGCTTTCACGCCATGCTCACGCTGCAGAGCTACTGCTGTGGTCGCTGCCACTTCACCAGACTTAACCATCTCAATCAGCGGTTCGCCTACAGTCAACAGCTGGAGGTGCTGCTCTACATCGGTGATCGAACGCTTTACCTTGGCGGCAATCTCAGCTGGTTCCAATCCCTGATTCACAAGGCGCTGATAGGCTGCTGCACGTTCAAGCGGCAACAGGGCACGGCCCTGACTGCTGGTGACCATGAATGCCACGCTGTCAGCCTCACTGCCCACGAAGTCCTTACATTCAAGGCGCAGCGTATAGCCCGCTTCCTGTGCCAACTTCGCACCATAATAACGATGGTGACCGTCGATAATCTTGATGCCCTTCTCCGTGACCTTAACAGCCAGCGGAGGCACATGCTCACCAGCGATAAAGGCGTCCCGGAATTCCTCAACATGAGTCTGATCAATATCACGGATGTTGTAATTAGTTTCGACATACAGCTCATCAACGCCCAGCAGGTAGGTTTTTCGGGTGGTGATATCGGTATCGCTATTTTTCTTGTCGTCGTAAACGCGCGCTAAGGTGCTCATGCTGTGGTCAGCTCCCATGTCAGGACAATAATCAGGGCGACAATCATCACCGCTGCGGTGCGGATGGACTGGTAGAAAATCTCATTGCTTTGATAGTGGCTCTTCAGGTGCGCTTTCATTGGCGAACCTCACTCAGGAAGCTTTCACCGATACGGCCTGTATCAAGGCCGCCGTAGCTGCCACAGTTGAATGAACCCCTTACAGCGCAGCGGTCGCATTTCTCTTTGGCTTCGTTACGTGATGCATCAAATCGAGCCACCAGCATCGCCTCACGCCATACCTGAGATGCACGCAGCCAAAACCCTTTGCTCTCAAGTTCGTTGGCCTGCTTAGCCTTATGGCTGAATTTATCGCTCTCAACCGGCAACGGGCCGGTGTTGATTGAATAACTCCAGTCGCTTGCCCGTTTAAGCAGCCCTTTAGCAAACAACGGTTTGATAAAGTGCCTCACGGAGGTTTCATGCAGGCCAGTGAGCTTGCAGAGCTGGCGCACCTTAAGCGGACCATTGCGGGTTATCAGTTCAAGAATTTTTGATTCGTGGTTAATCATCGCTCTATCCCCTTATGCGCCGCGAAAGCCGGCAGGAATTTCATAATCCATTGATGAGATAGCCATCACATCACGCTGCCACTTACCGTTGATGCACTTAGGCCGCCCCGCTTTGTCCCACTTCTGCGCGGAACTCAGATAGCCAGGGAACTTGCCTGGCCGGAAAATTGTTTCCGGTCGGACGTACTCACACATTTTTGGGTCTTCAGCCCACTTAGCGATTGAGTAGTCCACTGTGAGGATCAGCTCATCAGCAGTGAAATCTTCACCCAGGCGACCGCGAATTGGTGTCAGTGAGGATTTCGATTTCTGAAAACGCATACCAGCTGCACGGTTCAGATGTTCAAGCACACTGAAAGCAGCCTGATTTGCATCAGGAGCGTGGTCGGGTTGCCCCGCAACCTGACAAGAAGGGGTTGTTGTAATCTCTGTAGTAATCTCTGTAGTATTCTCTGTTGTATTCTCTGTAAGACGAGGGCAATTTGCCCTAATGGATGAGGGCTTGTTGCCCTTATCGATTGGTGCAGGTTGCTCTACTCGATCAGTGCAAGTTGCATCTTTCGATGAGGGCAATTTGCCCTCATCGGTCAATAAAGGGTTTGCGTGGTTAATTGCGTAATAATTAGTCCGGTCATGCTGCGATTTCTTCAACTGCTCGACAAAAATTAAGTCGTGCTTTTTGAGAGAGGCCAAAGCACGCTTAACCGTGTCAGACGACCAGAACGGAAACTGATTAGTCCACTCTTCGATGGTGTTATAAACCCATCGCTTACCGTCATATTCGACGCCAGATGTAGTATCTTCCAGCCAATAGCAAATCTGCTGCAGCACTATGGCTTCATTCAGGCCAATACGCTGCGCAAGCTCTGAGCTGATCACCAACGGCTTAACTTTCAGAAGTAGGCTCATGAGTTACACTGACCTCCCTGAAGTACAGCTTGAACCGTTCGAGAGAGCTGAAGCACTCGCCATGTTCATAGTTGTCACGCAGGTAGATAATCCGGTCGTTCTCTGGCTCCCATCTAATGACCCGCACAGGGATTCCGCGTTTATCACGGAAGATTCTGTCAAGTTCTCGCATTTGACCGCCTTCATTCGCTGACTGGCATCACCCACAGCCCAACTAACAAAGCTGTGGTTAACTTCTTCGCTAACGCCGGGTACATTAAGCACATACCGCAGCGGCTCACTGCTGAAGCGGCCACCAGCTGAAGGCAGGCAACGGAATTGCGGTAAGCCTGATAATCTGGTTAAATTGATCACGCGATTAGTTCTCCACACACGTTGATTTAGTCGCATCGAACGCCGCGGACTGCAATCCTGCGGCGTTCACCTTTTCTGGCGGGCAAAACACGCGATACAGCAGCGTAAGATGCTCCTGCCACTTCGCCATTACCTGATAACTGTTCTCTTCAATCTGCTCCCGTTCAGCCGCATCAATCACACCGTCAGCGGTTGCCTTGCGGATGTAGGCAGAATGCTTACCAATCCACTCAACCGACTCCATCAGACGCTGATTTATATCCGCGTTATCAACATCCTCAATGTCCACCAACGGGACGTTAACGCTGTTTGACTGGCGAGAAACTGCATTCGCAATATGTTTAGTGCCGCTTGCCTGCTGCAGGACCATTGCCCAGCCCATTGGGAAAATTTGATCGCCATTAGTGCGCAGGCGGTTGAAGAGCGCATCTTCTGTCACGCCCAACCATTCAGCTGCTTCCTCATACCCACCCGGAAGACTTGAAATGGTTTTCTTGATTGCAGCCACCAGCCATGCTGCTTGCTTTTCTACCTGCCAGTGCTTTTGATCCACGGCTAAGCCCTCTCTACTGTGGTTTCGCTACTGCTGAGGTAGCTGTTAAAGTTGCGATGTCAGCTTGGTACCGCTGCGGATAAAGAATCTCCAGCTCACTGATTTGGCCCTGAAAAAAAACAGCCAGGCGCTCAGCTACATCGAGAGAAGCAACCTGAAGACCGCGCTCTATGCGGCTCAGATTTCCGACATCTAAGTGAATAGCTAAAGCAACTTCGCTTAATGTCTTACCTTGCGACTTGCGCAATATTCTTAATGGTGAATGCATAAAAGCCCCCTTAATTGCGTAATGTGCATATTATTTCAAGCAGGCAGATTGCGCAAGTTAATTTGCGTTTCATGCAAACCAGCCATTAAATAGACACATGAACATAGGAAACCGAATTAGAGAACTTCGCCTTGCGCGGGGAATGAGAATCAACGACCTGGCTGATGCTGTTGGCGTCGATCAGGCTAATATTTCACGACTTGAGACGGGAAAACAAAAATCCTTTACCGAGCAATCGCTTAATAAGATTGCAGATGCTCTAAATGTGAGCCTTAGCGAACTATTTATTCCCTCCAATCCGAAAAATACTGTATATAATGACAGTAAAGATATTGTTAAAGGCATACAAGGGGGGGATGTGTATCGTGTGGATTTGCTTGATCTAAATGTTAGTGCTGGACCGGGAGCATTTGTAGGAAGCGACATTATCGATGTCATCCGCTCTATTGAGTACAACACTGAGCATGCCAAGAACTTCTTCGGCGGTAAGCCTGAAGCTGCTGTCAAAATGGTTAACGTGCGCGGCGACAGTATGTCCGGCACCATTGAGCCTGGTGACCTTGTTTTTGTAGATGTATCAGTGACTCAGTTTGATGGTGATGGTATTTATGTATTTGGTTTCGATGGAAAAATACATATAAAGCGCCTGCAGGTAGTCCCAGATAAGATTGTCGTTATTTCTGATAACACGCGCTATCGGGACTGGTTCATTGATGAGTCCAATGAGCAACGCTTTCGTATCTTCGGTAAAGTCATGATCAGCCAGTCTCAATCATTTAAGCGACACGGCTAACTCCTCTCCCTGTGACAAAGAACCCGGTTAATCCGGGTTTTTTTGCGCCCTTCGCATGGCATTTTTGCAATTAGCGCATTTAAATACTTGCGTTAAATGCATATCGGATTTATTGTTTACTTCAACGGCCGCTACTAAGTGGATTAGCGAATGAATTTCTCAAAACAAATGGCTGACAGTAAGTTTTGGGACCTAATAACTTTTCTTTATCTCTTCCCGGATGCTGACCTTATTTGTGACGGTGATACGGGGGTAGTGACGATGTGTTGTGACGTTGAAAACGTGGCTTACGGTCCAGCGTTTTAAGAGTACGGAATTGCTGTGTTGGCGGTTACTCAAGGTGTTTTGGTTTAACCGCCCTTTTTCACAACGATAAGGGCATTTGCAAAGCGGGTGTTTTCGAACGCTTTAGAGACGTGGAGTAAGTGTCCTTTTCGTTGTGGTGAATGCGGCTAGCGCACGCGGAAGAC